GAGAGGATAGAGAATTCCATCATCAAGGATAAGGAACTGATCATTGATGCGTTAATGACCATGTACTATACCGGAGCAAGACCTGCGGAGGTTCTAGCCTTAACCGAAGCTGATATCGATCGGGAAAATCGGGTGATCACCATCAACAAATCGATCGATTCATCAGGACAAATAAGACCCACCAAGACGGCCCATTCCGTAAGGACGGTGCCTTATCCAAAGGAAGCTGAAAAGTACATTAGAGGCGATTATATCAGGGCTGATGGAAGAAGACTATTATCAAGAAACATCAACGAGACTTTATACCGACTGACAAAGGGAAAGTTTAGACCGTATATGCTGCGACACCTATACAGCACCGACCTGATCCGATCGGGTGCCGACTTAAGAACCATTCAGGAATTGATGGGTCATGATTCATCATCGATGACTTTAGAGTATGCCCGATCGAGCGAAGAAGCCAAAAGGGAAGCAATAGAAAAAAGGGGTTAGTCCCCTTTTTTAATGTCAGCCCTGATCAGGTCTTTTAGGTATCCGTTTTTGGATGATTGCTTTTCCAAATGTTGGATGATGTCCTGATCGTATTCCTTGTTCAGTGTCAGCAGGTAGGTCTTTTCAACCTTTTGGCGATACTTCCGGATAGCTTTGAGCGTAGCCTCACTTGTTTTCGTATTCAATGTATAATCCCCTAGTGTTCACATAGCACCTACACATAAAGCATACAGCATAATAGCGTAATTCGTTTTGTGTGTGCGGCCATTTGTAGGTTTTGGTTGCTAGGATCTCCTTACCATGCTTAATAATCCAAGTGTTATATGTCTCTTTCATTTTAATTCTCCTTACTCATCATCTTCAATTGTGAAATCTAGTGCATATTGGTATAGCTCGTCATAAACATCTCTAACGGTTTCCTTATAAAAGTCATTGCTGTTTCTAATAGCATCCATTAATGCATTTAATTCTTCTTCTGTTAATTCTAATGTGATCTGTTTTTTCATTTCATTTACTCCTCTTCAATCATAAATTCAGCTGTTAGTTTGCCAATGTACTTATTGGTTAGATCCTCATCCGGGCTACCGAAGTACATTCCAACGCATTTAAGCCTTTCAACATCACCATTGATGGTGTCCTTCATAATGAATGTCATATCATCTTCTTTTGCATAAACTGTGTAAATCATTTTGTTTCTCCTTTAATTTAAGTAAGTGTTTATAGTGTTATCGCTTCACTAGAATCTTGACTATTTATTAAGCGAGATGATAGTCGCATCGTTTAAAATCTTGAATTTAACATTGTCAATTAGATCACGGTCGGCTCTTACATATCCGTTACCCTGTACGATGTACTCTTTTTCAGTGAATGAGTGGGTGATGATGTTCCAAGCGATAAATTCTAGGGTTTCATCGGTCAGGTTTTTCTGTGCATCTGCTAAACCGAGCAGGAAATCGTAGTCTGCGTTTGTTCCTCTGGTGTAGTAGTTTTCACGGATGCATAAGCGTCTGATCAGCTCTGCGTTTGTTGAAATTGTTACATTTAAGTTTGTTGTCATTTTCTTATCTCCTTTTTCCTTTGACACCTTTATTATAACATAACCATATGGTTATACAAGTACTTTTGATGAAAAAGTTAAGAAATTTTATATTGGTGACATATTCACCACATTGGATGAAGTACAATGATAATGTAAGATATAAGCAAAAAAGCCACTGATCGGGGTTATCCCGGAATGATGTGGTTTTTTAATTTATCGGGGGTGAACCTATGAAATGTCCTAAATGCAGAAGCAATATGTTAAGAAGCGTAGATACAAAAGGAAACTATTACTATGTATGTCCAGAATGTCACACAGTAGTAGGAAAGAAGAAAGAGGAAGACAATGCCAGTGCCTAGAGACAGACACCCAGGTGGAAGACCAAGGAAGTACGATTCACCTGAACAGATGCAGGCAGCTGCCGATAAATACTTTCAAGAGACCGAAGCAAAGGACGAGCCATACACGATGACCGGTCTAGCTATTGCATTAGGAATGGATAGAAAGTCGCTTGTAAACTATGCTGATCGGGATGAGTTTTTCCCCATTATAAAAGACGCTAGGGCAAAAGTAGAGGCTAGGATCGAGTCATTGTCCATGCAAGGTAAAATCAACCCGACAATGGCTATATTTAACTTAAAGAACAACTTTGGTTGGCGTGATCAGTCACAGCTGGACATCAACGCTGATGTAAAACAGGACATCGTTATCGATATAGAAGGACTACCGGACGATGAAGATTTCGATTCGTAAGCGTGTTTTCAATGATCATTACTTTCCTTATCTCACTAATAAAGATCGCTATCTTGTGTTTTATGGCGGCGGTAGTTCTGGTAAATCTTATTTTATCGGCCAAAAAATAGTCTATCACTTGATTTCAGCCACCAGGGAAAACGTTCTGATCGTTCGCAATACAGGGGACACTAACAGAAAATCAACCTATCCGCTGCTTAAATCGATCGTGAAGCAATGGGGTCTATCCCAATATTTCAAGTTTAACGAGTCGGATTTAAGGATCAGATGCACCCTGACCGGTAACGAAGTAGTGTTCGCCGGTCTTGATGATGTAGAAAAGATCAAGTCCATTACCTTTGAAAACGGGGAATTGACCACCATATGGGTGGAAGAGGCGACTGAATGCGAAGAAGACGATATAAACCAATTGCAGGTCCGTCTGCGTGGTGGCAACACCAAGAAGCAGATGATCCTGTCTTTCAACCCAATCAATGTATCCCATTGGATTAAACGCCATTTCATTGATAGCGGCCTGGCGACCGTGTGCTTCTCAACATACAAGGACAATAAATTCCTGACTGATGAGGATAGGAGATCGCTAGAAGCTTTCAAGGATACCGACCCCTACTACTATCAGGTCTATTGTTTGGGTGAATGGGGCATCATCGGTGATTGCTTCTTCAATGCTGAAATAGTCCAAAAACGGATAGAACAAGCACCCAAACCGATCAGGCAAGGCTACTTCACCTACAAGTACGATGGGCTTCATATAACCGATATCCGCTTCGTAGAGGATGCCAACGGATTGGTAAAGATATACCGTGAACCGAAAGGCAAATACACCGTTATAGGAGCTGATACATCGGGAGATGGCAGCGACTACAACGTTGCCCAGGTATTGGACAAGGAAGGCAACCAAATAGCCACGATGAGGCAACAGACGGACGAAGATCTGTTTGTTAAGCAACTCTATTGCCTAGGGATGCACTTCAACGGCCTTCTGGCGGTGGAAGTAAACTTCAGCTCCTATCAGATAAACGAGCTGCAGCGGCTTGAATATCCCCATCTTTATGTAAGGGAGAATGCACCCGATCAGATGGAACAGGGCTATGTCAAGCGTTATGGCTTTAGAACCACAGCCCTAACAAGACCGCTGATCTTATCCAACCTGGTGGAGATCGTAAGGGAACACAGCGAGAAGTTAAACGATGTAACGACACTGAACGAGATGCTGACATTCAGCACCATCAAGGGCAAACCGCAAGCCCAGGAAGGCTGCCACGATGACTGTGTTATGAGTCTAGCGATAGCCTATGAGGCAATCAGTCAAATCCCTAGGGAAAGAACCCAAACAACAGTAAGAAAGGATTCATTCTTTGCATATGGAAGTTAAGAACCTGTTTTATTTCAATACCATATCCCATATAGGCGGTATCGAGACCTGGCTATGGGAGATCGCCAAGAAGTACGGCTCTACCCATTCAATAGCCGTGGTATATAACCAGGCTGACAAGGAACAGCTCGCAAGGCTCAAGCCGTTGGTGCGTACCGTTCAGCACAAGGAAGGTATGAAGTATCAGTGTGAAAAAGCCTTCTTCTGCTTCAATATGGACATCATCGGTGAGGTGGAAGCCAAGGAGAAATGCCTGGTCGTTCACGGTAACTATAAATGGCTGCCTCAAAATCCGCCTTTGGATAAACGCATCGACAAGGTCATAGCTGTAAGCAAGGATGCTGCCAAGGGGTACACCGATATTACCGGTATTCCTTGCGAAGTGGCATACAATCCGCTTACAGTGGACAAACCGAAACGGATGATCCATATCGTATCGGCTACCCGACTAAACGACGATGCAAGGGATGTGAACATCAAGGGAAAGCATCGCATCTATCAATTGGCTGATGCTTTAGACAAGTACTGTGAGACCCACAAGGTAACATACCGATGGGACATCTTCTGCAACATCGAAGGACAGGACGAACGTAGTGAGCATATCTTCTACCACAAAGGAAGACTTGATATCCGTGACTGGTTGGCAGATGCCGACTATGTCTGTCAGTTAAGCGACAATGTGGAAGGGTTCAACTACACGGTAAACGAAGCCCTTACTTTAGGAACGCCTGTCATCATCACGCCTTGCGATGTCTACAAGGAATTGGGCATCAATGACAAGATGGCGGTATTTGTGGATTTTGACCTTTCCAACGTGGATAAGGCGGTCAAGAAGATATTCACCACGAAGAAGTGGGAATTCTCTTACAAGACCCCTGATGATCGATGGGGAGAGTTACTTGCCCAGGGTGAGCCTGACTACAAATACGATCCTGATGCTCTTATCAGGGTAAGAGCCTTAAGAGGCTTTACCACCATCGTTGACAACGAGGTCGGAAGGGTCAGGGAACTGGGCGAAGAGTTTGAAGTTACCGTCAAACGCTATGAACAGCTTGAAGACTTTGGAGGACTGATAGAGAAGATATGATCATATTAGCAATACTGACCGGGGTGATCACCTCCGGTCTTTTATGTGGAGCGTTCTACCTAGGATACCTATTAGGCAAGAAAACACCGAAGGATAGCAACGCTATTGAATATAACGAGCAGACCAAAGGTCAGGTCAAAGCCCTGGCTGATTGGCTGATGTACAACGGGGGTAAATGATGGAAAAAATGACACCGCAGCAGCTATTTCATAAGTATCAAAAACTTACGGAATACTGCACCAAGTGGGATCTATACGAGACCGTTAAAGTAAACGAACAATTCTATGATGGCGACCAATGGAACGGTGTCAAGACCGACCTTCCTAAACCTGTCATCAATATTCTGCAAAGGGTAGTCAAGTACCTGATCGCCTCTATCTCATCCAATGAGGTAGCCGTCAGTATGATGCCCTTTTCTTCATTACAGGATGACCAGACTAAAATGGGCTTTCTGGCAAGGGCGGTAGAACAGGCGATAGAACAAGCCAAGATGAAAGAAAAAGCCCGTCTGATCGTCCGTAATACGGCGGTAGACGGCTCTGGATATCTACTTCTTAACTTCAACCCTGACTTTGAGACCAACCAGGACTACAAGGGTATCGTAGAAGCCCAGGTGGTTGATAACACCCAGGTCTATTTCGGTAACCCTTATTCCAACGACCTGCAGAAACAGCCTTACATCATCATCGCTTTAAGACAATACATCGGTCAGGTAAAGGAAGAAGCCAAAGCCAATGGCATCGATCAGGATGATATCGACCAGATCAAAGCCGATAATGATGCCACCCAGCCAAACGATGACAGTGACAACCTTGTAACTGTTCTGTTAACGTTTGCCAAGGTCAAAAAGGATGGCAAGCAGACGGTGGTCTTTACCAAATCGGTAGAGAATTGCTGGATCAAGGAAGAGACCGATCTAGGCTACTCCCGTTATCCGTTAAGCGTGATGGGATGGGAGCCGATCAAGAATTCCTATCTCTATACCTCGCCTTTAACCAGCGTTATCTATAACCAGATATTCATCAACAAGTGCTTTGCCATTGCCCAGATGTATGGCTTACAAAGTGCTTTCCCTAAAATAATCTATGACTCTTCCAAGGGACAGATAGACGATCTGATGGACAATACTCGTCCTTCAGCCGTAGCCAATATCGATATGATGGGCAAGGTGCTTGATTTCATCAAGGTGCCTGACTTCTCCAATCAGATTATTGAGTTAATCAACACCACCATCCAACAAACCAAGGAATGCATGGGCGTTAACGATGCTGCCATGGGTAATGTCAAACCGGATAATACATCCGCCATCATTGCCCTGCAGGAAGCGACAAACGTACCTTTGGAGATCCAACGCCAGGCTTACTTCGAGTTTTGGGAAGAGACCGTAAGAAACCTGATCGACATCATGATCGCCAACTACAATGTCCGTAAGATCATCACCGAGGACGGCCTCGTAGAGATCGATTACAACGCCCTTAAGGGAATAAATTACGAGCTTAATGTCGATGTGGGTCAGGGTGCTCAATACTCACAGATCGCCCAGATCAACACACTAGATAAGTTATTCCAGGCACAGCTTGTCGATGGCGAGGTCTACCTCGATTCCATCCCGGACAAGTACCTGATGAATAAAGAGAAAATCAAGGCTGCCTACAAAGAAAAGATTCAGCAGCAGCAACAGATGATGCAACAGCAGGCAGCAGCACAGGCTCAACAGCCACTACCAACCGATATTAGGCAGTAATGCTTGATATAAATATGCCCAACCATAGGCAAGAAGGAAATTTTAATGCCAGAAGAAATGATGCCAAACCAGGCAGAAATGTCAGATGACGATTACTTTTCAGACATCGATGATTCGATGCTAACAGAGGAAACGGCAGCAGAGGATACACCAACCGAAGAGACCGAGACCGTTCAGGAAACTCCTGAAGAAGAATGGGGACTTGATGTCACCTATAACAAGGAGAACCGCAGACTTACTAAAGAAGAAGCCATCACCTATGCCCAAAAGGGTATGAATTACGATAAGGTCAATGACAACTACCGTAAATTAACCGATGAGCTTGATGCTTTAGCCAGGTCCAACAATCAAAGCAGAGAAGAATACCTCGCCAATTTACACCGTGTTCAGACCAATTTTGAGATCAACAGAGAGTTAAACACCTTAAAAGGTCAGTACCCTGATACGGACGAAGCCGTCTTGAGAGAATTGGCTGAAACACGGGTCAATGCCAATAAGGCTACTCAAGAGCGTGATGCTCAAATACAGGCGGATCAGGATAAATCTCTGCAGAATTTGGAAGCAAAGAAACAGATAGCGGACTATCGCAAGATGTTCCCTGATCGGGACATCAACGAGATCAGCGATGAAGTGTTTGCGAAAGTCGATGAGGGCTACACCTTACTGGAAGCCCAACTGATGGTCGATCGTGATGCTTCAGCCAAAGAGATCGAAAGCCTTAAAGCCGCCAATGACATTGCCTCCAAAAATGCCCAGAATAGACAGAAATCTTTAGGCAACACCACTTCTGTGGATGGAATCGCCAAAGATGACTTCTGGGATGAATTCATTAAGTATTAAGGAGAATTAAAATGGCTGTCAATTTACAGACAAAATTCGGCGATAAGATTGCCAATAAGTTTTATTTAGATTCCGTAGTCGCAGGTAAATCCTCAAAAGAATTCACCTGGGAAGGTGCCAACACCATCCGTGTTATCGCTCCAACCACCCAGGCTATGAAGACCTATGACCCTACCGCTACTTCTTCCCGTTTCGGTGGATTAGCTGAAATGCAGGATACCTATCAGGATTTAGCACTTACCCAGGACAAATCCTTTGATATCGGTATCGATAAAGTCAACTTCCAGGAAGGCAACAAGTTAAAGACCGCTGCCAAGATGTTAGCTCTTCAGAACAGAGAGCAGGCTATTCCTGAATTCGATGCCTACTGCTTAAATGCTTGGGCAACTTATGCCGGTATCGGTTCCCATACCCAGGCTTCTCTTACCAAGAGCAACATCATGGAAGAGATCGGTTTAGGTATCAAGAACCTCGTAAACGGTAAAGTAAATGTCACCGATGGTGTTTACATCTATATCGGTGCTACCGCTTATTCTTACCTGGTTGCTTCACCTGAATGGGTAGGCACCGACACTTTAAACAACAAGGCTACCGAAAAGGGCGTTGTCGGTATGGTTCGTGGACTGAAGGTCGTTCAGGTTCCGGATTCATACCTTCCAACCAACTGCCACTTCTTAATCGTCAAGAAGGATGCCGTTTTAGCACCGATGACCATCAAGACCTTAAGAATGCTTGAGGAAGATGCTGATCTGGATGGCGTAAGACTGCAGGGCAGATACCGCTACGATGCATTCGTTATCGATGCTCGCAAGGCCGGTGTTCATCGCTGCATCGCTACAGCTTCTATCTAATCTATCCAGGGAAGGGGATGACCCTTCCCTTTGCTTTGCAAGGGGGTAAACAATGACAGTACAGGAACTATACGACATTGCCAAAAACATAATGTACGAAAAGCCTTCTTCAACCATCTATGACGATTATGTCATCCATAACACCAACAGGGTACTAGCAGACCTTTTCAGGCAGAACAATGCCTTAAGGATGTATAACGATATGGCTCCATTGGATGCCGTTCCGTTTGTTTCCCAATTAACCGATGAAATACAGTACGAAGATGAATATGCATATGAAGTTATGCCGCTCGGTTTGGCGGCTTATTTTCTTATCGATGATGACTTGGCGAAGTACGATATTTATTACACCGACTATCAGAACGCCCAGGTAATGAGATTGCGTATCGTACCACAGGAAAAGATAGATAAGTGGGGGTGATTAGATGCCTTTAATTCAACAGAAGAAACATTCATCGCCTCGCTTTACATCATGGGTAATAAATAATCCCGGTATAAAGGGATATTCCAACAATACCCCTGCCTATCAGCAGGATAGCGGCTACTCACCTAGTATGCTGAATATGATGTATCACGGCGGACTTCTTAAAAAGCGTTTCGGTCAAAAACTAGCCAACGATTACGAAGATACCATCTACTCGCTGCATGCCACCGTCAACAGCTTATTCGTTCACGCAGGGGATAAGGTCTATCTCGATGGACAACAGATCGCATCAGGTATCCCAGAGTACAAGGGTATGTGGTTCGATTTCAACCGTATGACCTACTACCTGGTGGGTGGTTCTTACTACTATTACGATTCATCGTGGCATACGGTCACACCTTATGTACCGGAAGTAATCATCAACAGATCTCCTGATGGCACAAGACCAGGCGACCTTACCGATGATGCCTACAACCGATTAGGCAATGCCTTTACCGAAGTCTTTGATGGCGATGGCACATCCGTTGACTATCACCTCAAGACGGCGGAAAAATTCGGTGCTTTAGACAATGTGACACCGACCGTATTAGTAAGCGGTGTTCAGGCTACCGTCACCAATTTTGACTATACCAACGGAATCGTTACCCTGGCTTCAGCTCCTGCTTTAGGCACGAACAACGTTGAGATCACCGCTTATCAGACCAAACAAGAATATATTGACACAATCTTGAATTGTAAGTATTGCAAGTCTTATGGCGGTGCGAACAACTCCAGGATCTTCTTTGCGGGCAGCGACCCTTCTAATATTTTCTATTCAGATGTAAGGGATGCTACCTATTTCCCGGATTCCAACTGGATAACTTTAGGAAACTCCAACGAGATGATTACGGGCTTTGGCGAGCAGTACGATGTATTGATCGTATTCAAGCCTAGCGAGATCCACCAGATCAAATACTATACCGATACCGATGGCATAGGCAGATTCGCAGGCTATCAGGTCAGTATGGGTAATGGATGTGATCAGCCTGAAACCATTCAGCTTATTAATAACCAACTTGTTTGGCTTGATACCCGAAATGGCGTAGAAACTCTGGTTTCCACCGACATCGAAAATGAGCGAAATGTAAGACCGATATCCTACAACATCAAGGGCGTAGGCGGTATTACCGATGAACTGCTGATGATCATGACGGAAGATTCCGACATTCTGGTAACCGAAAATGATGAACCCCTGGTATCAGGAAGTGAATTCTATTCGTTTGATTACGACTCCAAATATTGGCTTTGCGTTTCCGGAAGGGTTTATTGTTGGGACTACTTGATCGCCCCTTACTACAATTCGGGCAAGATCCTGCAAGACTCCCAAAGGTGTGCATGGTTCATCTTCGAGAATATGGACATCGGTGCCAGTGCTATCTATAACAACACGCTTTACTATGCAGGACACGGTGGCACGGGCTTAAATCAGCTTACCAACGATCTAAACGATTTCGGCGAACCGATCGAGGCTTATTATCAGACTCCTTTGTTTGACTTCTCTACCAATACCAGAGAGGCTATCTCGTGGCTTAAGACCGTTAAAAACATCTACTTCCGTTTAGGTTCAGGACTAGGCACGGTAAGTGCAGGCTATTTCACCGAAAAGGGCAACACCATTGAGAGTGAAGACCTCAAACTTCAGCTTATGGCAAATGTCTATCGCAGAAAGTGTTCCATCAAAAAGATACAGATGTTTGGTGCGATGCTTTACAACAACGCTGCCAACGAGGAATTGCCGATTGCTGATATCGTTATCAGTTACGATACGGTCAAAAATGTCAAATCCGATGAGGAGATAGCCTATGTTTCTGATTTCCCTGGAATGAATCCGGGAGATCTGACAGCCTACTATACCGCCTCACAGATCGATGCGATGCTTTCAGGCAAACAGGATGCATTGGTATCAGGCTCAACCTTAAAGACCGTAAATTCCTACTCGCTTTTGGGAAGCGGAAACATCGCTACCACAAGAACCTATACAGCCACTATCAATGCGGCTGATTGGAGTGGAAGCGAGGCATTCTTTACCAATGTCGTCACGATCGATGGCGTTAGTCTAAACGATGATACCAAAGCCTACATATCGCTAAATACAGACGATATGACAACTCTAAACTATGAGGAGATGGAAACATCTTGGGGTCTTGTCAAGAAGGCTGTATGTGGCTTAAATCAAATCACATTCTATGCAAGCAGCATTCCTGTTGTTGATATCCCAATCAGAGTAAAGGTGGTGGAATAATATGGCAACCTTAATCAAACAGACAAGTGGAACAAACGCTGATGAATATACGGGCGTTACCACTGTTACACCTACACAAGATACCCAGACTTTAGCGACAGCAGGATATCTGCTGACCGAAAACATAACGGTAAAACCCATCCCGTCCAATTACGGACTGATAACCTACAACGGTTCTTTTCTATTAATTACTTAAGGAGAATATATGGCACAAAATGTAGTAATCAATGGAGTCACTTACCAAAACGTACCATACACCAACATTCCCAAAGTGGGTGGTGGACTTGCGGCTTTTTACGACACCGAAGATGCAACTCTGGATAGCGGAAACAAGATGCTTTCAGGGGTTACCGCCTATGCCAATGG